AACAATTGGATCATAAAGAGTAATAGTAACATCATCCCAACGACCTTTTCCTTTTAACTTTCTTTCAACGTTGATATGATCTAATACTACATCACCGAATGTAATACTTGGACGACCTGAAGCCTTAACTAGGTATGCAGGGATACCTTCGATGTACATAATAAACCTGTTGGCTACTTTAGGTTCAAATGCGGTAAACATTATTTCGGTAGGGTCAATTAATTCTGCCATTTTATTTCCTTTTTATTAATACCCCAACGGGTACTTTTTTTATTTAATATAAATATTCGTTTGGTTACAAAAAAATTTATTTTGTAGCCATTTTAGAAACTTTTTCTTTTTGTTTTTGTAAATCTGCAATCTTTTTTTGTATAGGTTCTGATTTCTTTGCCGAGTCTGACTTTAACTTAGCTACCTGACCTTGCAAATCCGATACTTGATTTTCTAAATCTGCTTTTTGTTCTTCTTTCTCAGCGTCAGTTAATTCATTTATAATTAAGTTTCTTATATATGTTCTTAATTTAGTTTCATTAACAGATTCAGTTCTAGCAGGTACTTTTTGTCCTTGAGGTGCTTGAGTTCTTACTGGACTTTGCGCATCTATTTTAGGATTATTAGAATCCGGGATAGGGTCTGCAGTATTTTGATTTACGTAAGAAGAAAGCTTTCCAAGTAACCCCGTGAATTTAGCATTTAATTTTTGCGCAACAGGATCCGTAGAGAACATATCCGTCTTTTGTAAGACTCTTGTAAGTTTTTTGATTCTGTTTAATATTACTTGAGCTTCACTCGCCATTTGAATTCCTTTTATATAAATATGTTAATGATACAAAAAGAAAGGGGAACTTTCGCTCCCCTCTCTCCAATCAATTTAAAATTTAAAATTAAGCACCAAAAGTCGCGCCTGTCGGCAATATATTAAAATCAATAATAATAAATTCTGCGGTTCTGGTAGGCTGTAAGTAAATTTGACCATACATAATATTTCTGTCAATTAAATCGGCAGTATTATTAGTGTCATCCATTACTACTTTAAATGCATATACACCACTTCTTTGTTGTACTGATTCCATATAAGGATTAACAATATTTAAGAATCTGTTACGAGTTGCTGATGTATTTTGCTCAAATACTAAATACTGCGTTGCTGATGCAATAAATTTCTTTAGAGCAATTAATAAACGGCGAACGTTAATTCTATCTAATGCACTAGGTTTAGCTTGTAATGTTTTCTGTCCCCATACACATACCCCTTGACCAGGTAATGTAACGATCGGATTAATACGACCATCATATAATGTGTCAATATCTGTTCTACTCAATCTTGTATAAGAATCAATTACGCTAGTTAATGAACCACGATTTAAACCTGCAGGTGCAAACCATTGCTCGCCTACCTTATCGTTATAGGATAATACTCCTGGTATAACTACTGTCGGAGGTACAAAAAGCGGTTTATTTGTATTTGCGTCAACTATCTTAACCCATGGATAATAAGTAGCAGCGTAATTTGAATCCCAATCTTGTACTGCATCAACCGCATTTTGAGCTGTTGCTGTAAGTCCTACTGCGTCAAACATAAAGAATGTATCGCCTCTTTCTTGCGCAATTTGTTCTGCGTAAGAAACAATAGCAGGATGTAATGTATAAACAAGTCCTGGACATACAAGCATATTAATATCTACACTTGCTGCGCTACCTACTGAATCAATACCATACTTAAATGCTTGGTATCCATCTTTCGATGTATTTGAAACGTCAAATCCTTGAGTATTTGTACTAGTGATATTAGCACCAGTTAATATTTCTTTATTAGGATACGTTCCGTCAAACCCACCTTGGAATGGTACTATGAACTTACGTGATTCAATTGATGTATTTGATGTTAAGTCAATTGCTCCTGCATATCCCGTAGAAGTTGCACTTGAATTTTGATTATAATTAGATAATAGGAAATTTTTATTAATTGATGTCGTACAACCTTTTGGAAGAGGCTTAAGATAATTCAAGTTATCAGTAACACCAAAATCATAATTAAATCCATAAAATACTTTTTTATTATATACACCATTACCATCCAATTGATTTGCTTTGAAAGCAGGAATTGGGAAAGCGTTATTCATTGTAGTCGTAACATTATTTACGTCTGTTATAGAACCTGAATAGAATGACGAAGGTAATGTAGCATATAACGCTTCAAATCCAAATGGTACTAATGCAGTAGAATAAACTCCTTTAAATACTTTAGTATCTACTTCAACGCGTACATATTTTGATGCATTATCATAATCACCAGTTATAACTGCTCTTGAATTTTCAGTGTCAAAATAACGATATTTGTCACCAATTTTTCTTCCGATAAAGTTTTTTGAACTAGGATCTAAATTACATTGAGTATAAGTTTCAAGAATATTTGGTCTTACATCTGAATCCGTTCCTGTAAATGGAGTACCTGGAATCAATGATTGTTCTACCATTCTAATTACTACCGTAAAATCACCATATTCCGTTCCTGGAACAGTGCCGGCAGCTCTAATATTAGAAATACCAACTTTTACTTCGTAATTTGAATTTGTACCTTCTGATAACGTATGGAATCTGAATAATTTATTATTTAATCCATTAACGGTCTGAGAAATGATCCAAGGTGTCGAAGCGTATGTATGATATTGTCCTGATTCACCTGAAGTACGCGTACCGCTAAATACTAGCGATCCGGTAAATGTAGATGATATATTTGTTCCTTTTGGAAGTGCTGCAATTAAACCATTACCATATTGAGAACCCGTATAATATGTAACTGCTGTATTAGCAAATGTATTATACAAATATACTGGATCTGTAGAAGTATTAGGAGTAGTACCAAATACTTTTGTAATAAAGTTCGCATCAGATGCTAATAAACCATTTACGGTATATGTACTAACCGTTGCTCCTGACCCTGATAATACTAATGCTAATGATGATGTAAATGAATCGCCTGGTAAAGTATATGAACTAGAATCATTACTGAAAAATTCCGTAGCACTCGTCGTACTATAATATACGGTACTCGTTTGTTTTTTAGTTGGGTGTAATGTGAATAGTAACTGATTTCCTACTTTTGCTGTATTTACTTCAGCTGAAGTATATAATCCCGTAGCATTTAAACTAGCAGAAACGACGTTAGAAACGTTAACCGATCCTGTCGCATATACTGCTACTACTCCTTGATTAAGTGCATACCCTTCAGAAGGCATAATACGTACTACAGTAGCTCTACCACCATTAGTGATATATTCCCTTACAGCATAGGGCATGTAAAAGTTTGAATTTGTTTTACCGAATATTGTTTCAAATTCCGTAAATGAATTAAGTGCGGTAGGTACAAATGCTGGTCCTTTTGTAGCGGCTCCAACGAATGCTCCTCCTATTTGTGCGACGCCCGCGGGTAAGAATGATAAGTCTTTTTCATTCGTAAATACACCAGGACTGACTATTTTTTCTGCCATTGTTCTCCTAAATTAAGATTTATAATAATTATGTTACTTCTACACAAAAAAAGGGGCCGAAGCCCCTTTTGTAAATTAAATTTTAATGTTATGCACCAAATGTCGCACCTGTAGGAAGAATATTGAAATCAATAATGATAAATTCTGCCGTACGAGTAGGTTGTAAATATATTTGACCATACATAATATTACGATCGATTAGATCTGCCGTATTATTTGTATCATCCATTACAACTTTAAATGCGTAAATACCTTGTCTCTGCTGAACCGATTCCATATATGGATTAACAATATTTAAGAATCTATTTCTTGTAGCAGAAGTATTTTGTTCAAATACAAGATATTGAGAAGCAGAAGCAATAAACTTCTTAAGTGCAATAAGCAATCTACGTACATTGATACGATCTAATGCTGAAGGTTTAGCTTGAAGTGTCTTTTGTCCCCATACAGCAAATCCGATATTCGGAATAGTTGCAATAGGATTAACGCGCCCATCATATAATGTGTCAATATCTGTTCTATTTAAACGTACATAAACATCATTAACTGCTAAACCACCTCTGTTAAGACCTGCAGGAGCGAACCATTGTTCTCCAACTTTATCATTGAATGCAAGTACACTTGGAATAATAGCGCTAGGCGGTACCCATATTGGACGCGCGGTATTTGCATCGACAATCTTAACCCATGGGTAATACGTTGCTGCGTAATTTGAATCCCAATCTGCTATAGCATCTACTGTAGCTTGTACGGTAGCATCTAATGCAGATGCATCGAATATAAAGAATGTATCACCTCTTTCTTGAGCTACTTGCTCTGCATAAGAAATAATTGCAGGATGTAATGTATAAACAAGTCCTGGTATAGATAATAAATTAATATCTACGCTAGTTGCACTTGCAATAGTATCAATTGCTTTCTTATATTCTACATATCCATTAGTCGACGTATTAGTAAAGTCATATCCTTGACTATTAGTTATTGATATATCCGTACCTGTTGAAATTACTTTACTTGGATAAATACCATCAAATCCACCTTGGAATGGTACTACGAATTTACGAGCTTCAACCGAAGTAGTTGCAGTTAATCCTATTGATCCGGTATTGCCTAACGATATATCTTGATTATAATTTGATAATAAGAATTTAGCATTACTACCCGTTGTAGCTCCATTAGGAATAGGCTTAAGATAATTTAAATTATCCGTAGTACTGAAATCGTAATTAAATCCGAAATGTACTTTCTTATTAAATACGCTATTACCGTCTAATTGATTTGATTTAAATCTTGCTACTGGAAACTCTCTTCCGTTAGGATAAAAAGAACTAGATAATGAACACATTAAAGCAGCATGACCAAAAGGTACTAATACCGTAGGATAAGCGCCATCAGTAACTCTAGAATCAATTTCTGCGCGTATATATTTTGATACATTAGCATAATCACCGCTTACTACTGTACGTAGGTTAGCCGTATCGTAATACTCATATCTATCACCAATTTTTCTAGCAACGTAATTTTTAGATGTTGGATCTAAATTACATTGAGTATAAGTTTCAAGAATATTAGGACGTACGTCTGAATCAATAAAATCGAATGCCGAACCTAAAATTAATGATTGGTCTACACCGCGAACGGTTACTGTAAAGTCACCATATTCTGTTCCTGGTACTGTTCCTGCTGGACGAATGTTAGATACTGCTACCTTAACTTCATAATTAGCATTTGTACCTTCAGATAACGTATGGAAACGTAATAATTCGTAATTAGTACCGTTTGTAGTTTGTGATACGATCCAAGGGGTAGATGCATATGTATGACCTGCACCTGATTGTGTTGTGGTTCTACTTCCTGCAAATGTTATGCCACCACTTATTGCAGTAAATGATGTCGCAGTAGCCGTTCCGCTCATTGCAGATGCAGTTACTGGGAAATTCATATACAAATAACCATAGTCATCTGTAGTCGTAGAATTTTGCGGGAATACTTTTGTAATAAAATTATTTGACGTTGAAGTTAAACTAGCGGTATATGTAGAATTTGCTCCTACCGTACCTGTTAATTTTAAACCTAACTGTCCTTGTGCCTGAACCGTAGATACTGTAGATGTTTCAAATATATTATTCGTTCCATCGTAATCTGCAGATCCTGTTACTTTTTGTGATGGATGTAATGCAAATAACAATGTACCATTTGATGAACCGTCGTTTGCATAAACGCCTACAATACCTTGTTTAAGCGAATATCCGTTAGTGTTCATTGTACGTACTACCGTGGCACGTCCACCATTTTGAATGTATTCTTTTACTGCATAGGGCATGTAATAATTAGCATTTGTTTTACCAAATATTACTTGAAAGTCAGTAAAGGAATTTACTATTGTGGGTACATATGCAGGACCTTTAGTTGCTGGTCCTATAAATGCTCCACCGATTTGAGCGATGCCTGCCGGTAAAAACGAAAGATCTTTTTCGTTTGTAAATACGCCAGGACTTACTATTTTTTCTGCCATTGTTCTCCTAAATTAAGATTTATAAACTATATATAAATATACTTTATAAACATCAAAATTTAAGATATCGTACCAGTTTCTAAATTTAAAGTGCCTTCTCCGTACTTTTCTGAAAGGTCTTTTGATAAGATATATTCTTTTTCTTTCAATTCAAAATAGTCTTTATCTAATGCATTTTCTAATTCTTCTAATGCAGTTATTTGAGTAAGTAAATTAAGTTTTTCAACTTTTAATTGACCGAATTTAGAAGTAATATCATTGAGGCTTAAAGCTAATTCTTTTACATTAGATAGCTCTTCAGATGTTAATTGTTTTTGTTCCATAACGTTGTATTTTATATAAATATATGTAATTTAAATTAATGAATCCGGCCTAGGCCATGTAGGAGATTTCGGCGCCGGTTGTTCTACAGGAGGAGGTAAATCTTCTCCCGTTCTGCCCGTTGGTCTTATCAATGAATTTTGATTTGGTTCTGGATTTATATTTTGGCTTGAATTATCAGTATTACTTGCATTAGATAATAATTTCATTACACGAGCTTGACGTTCTGCAAACGTTTCATCTAATTGATTAATATCTACTTCAGTTTCTGTGGCTATCATGGTTTTATTTACGCCATAGAATTTTTCTATACCCGGTTCATTTCCTATTCTATCAGGAATTAAATATCCTTGAGTACGTAATCCAAATGCCGCTCTTACTAATCTGTCTGACCCGATATCATTTACTAATTCAAATGATGGGGTATCTGTATACGTAATAAATTTATATGAATCTCCCCACGCTTTTCCATCAAAATAAATAAAATGTTCGCATATTTCATTTAAATGTTCCATTCCGTTAGTCCATATTAATAAATCATAATTTACAGTTACGAATTTAGGAAAATCAACTGCGTAAAATTCTCTTAATGGAGTTACTTGATTATATATTGAAAATCTATCGTATCGATTAGCGGAGGTGTATTTCTTTTCAAATAATATTTTATTACCAGTATTATAAGATATACCACGTAACACGTTATTATTTTCTAAATCCGTTCTAGACTCCATTGAAGTTCTGCGTATCATTATTAACGGAGAAGATATCATGTTATTTTTATCTCTCAAATAACCATTACGTTGAGCCTGCGCCCATTTTTCTCCTGTAGTAAACATTACTGGAACGTTAATTAAATCTTCATCTTCGTGTATTGTAGGTCGAATAGTATTTTGAATAAACCATTTTATTGCATAATCAATATCATATATGTTTACTGCTACTCTTCTTACTTTATCGCCATCTCTTCGTATATTATACGACCTATTTATACTTTCATCATTAGTTGAGAATGTACTTTCCGTTTTATTTAATTTAGGTTTAGCCATTATACGTTCCTAGGTAATATAATATCATTCTGCGAATTATTAGAATCTCCAAATTTCGTAGGCATAATATTAAGGTTAGATAATCGAGTCAAATGACTCGTGCAAATAATTGATATGTTATAACCATGCGAATTTCCGCCGAACCACAAATCAGGGTCTTTACCCATAAATCTTTGATTTTGAGCTACAGTGTCTATTTCGTAAAATGATTGATTATGTTCTACAATATCACCTACTTCTGGTACTAAATCAATTTCAACTAAAATATCGCGTAAAAATGCAATAGTGAAGTTTTGAGTTACGTTAGGACCAAAATCATCAGCACTCCATTCTTGATCTTCTTTTGATAATAGAGCATGTACTAATACAGGAGGATAATAAGTTTTCTTACGAGATTCATCGTATAAATTAACTTTAGAATCTCCAATATTAAATTTATAATATAATAATTCAGTATCTATTACCTTCTTAATAACTTCTTTATTAAGTTTTCTAAATACATCCATGTCACGAGCACCGCCAAATAAAGCCATAATTTATCCTACATATATTGTTAATGGAATTTTATTTAATTGTTCTTGTAAATAATTAGCTTCATTATTTAAACGTTCCATTTGTGTTGTACGTGATGTAGCTTCTAAATTTTCTCGTAATTGCGTTACTAACGTTTCTTGTTCTGCTTTACCTTCTGATACTAGCGAATCGCCGTTTAACGTTACTTCTGCATTGGGAATAGGAACGGACGAATATTTATTACGTATATTTCCTAATACTTCTTTAGCAAGTGCTAAAGTATATTTATTAATCCATTGCTTACCTGGATCATTAATATTTTCATAAACTAATTTATTATATGGAGCATTACTAAAATCTGATATAGACCCCGTAGGATTAGAAAATAACATTGCACTTCTGTCTTCCGTAGTTATATACTGCATCCATAAAGTAAAACTATATGGAGGAATAGGAAATATTTTAAATCGATTACCAGTTAATTCAAAACTATATCCTGAACGGCGAATCATATCATTAAATTCAATTGCCTGTAATCTTAATAAATCATGATATAAAGGCATTAATACGAATGATACAGCCGGTGAATAGTTACCCCAACCGAATGTCTCTAATAATTGTTGAGACCCTGCACCCGTTCCTGCGAATGGATCAAAATATCTAACAAGAGCAGGAGGTGTATAATGAAATACTTTTTTAATTTCTAAATGCTTAGATGAATCACTTGATACTTCTAAATTTAATTGTGATAAGTCATATGTTTGTTGATTTGCATTAATTGATAATGATGCAGACTTATATATTATTTCTCCACCATATCCCGCTTCTGTTCCGTATCCTTTAGAGACTCCTATTAATCTTCCTAAATTAGGTTGAATAGCTCTTCCAGTTAAAGAAGTATTTGTTGGCGATCCTTGTAAAAGGAACATGTTATCACGAATATTAAATTGATTTATTTGATTAGAATATTCTGTTATTGCCTCTTCAAAGCAAGTATATAAATGAATATCTTGTAATTCCACATCCATTATAGGATATCCTAGACGAGTAGAACACCAAGTGGCTACTTTATCGGCATCTTGCTGAAATTGATATTCGTTATCGTAAAATCCAAATGGCGTTTTTCCAGGATAAAATGAGCTGGAACCTGGCCAGATAGGTACTGATATTGCCATGATACTCCTTTATATATAAATATAAAGAAAGATAAATACTAATTAATCTTTTTTAAATATCCAGTTACTGTTACATCTACTACACCCGTATCATCATTAAATCCATCTACAGTAACTATAATAGGATCTGTACTAATATTAATCATTACATTACTTCCTATCGTGTCCCATTTATTATATAATTCATTTGCTTCTAAACTACCAGCATCAAATTTCCATATTGCACTATCATTACTTGGCGTACCTAACTTTATAGGATTTGAAATAGTAATTGATGAGTCACTATTATTTTCAATTTGTGTGTTAAGTGGAAAGTCAGTTCCTCCAAAATGAAAGTATGCTTGTACAAATTTATATCCTGGTGTTACTGGTACGATTATATATGTACCGGCTGTATTTAATGGAAGATTTGTTAATGTATATCTATTCCATAAATTATCAGCCGTTACACTACCTAATATTATCTGATTTCCTTTAAATGTATTTGAGCCTGTAGTTGCAAAACTACTTATATTTATGTTTCCTCCATTTACAACATTGTAAGCCCAACTAGAAGTTCCAAATAACGATCCAGTAATAAGTGCATTACTGCCCGTCACTTTTATCGCTGAATTTGAGTATTGATTAGTAGTGTTAGAGTATATGTTTAATGTTTGTCCATACTCAGTTCCTAAAAAAGCTTGACCATTATTCTGTACCCATATACCAAGATGAGGGCCTTGACTTGCTACGGTAGGTGTAAAGCTTCTATTATTTAATCCAATCCCATATTGTGTATCATTAGGGTTAGTTATTAAAAGAGAGGAACTAAAGAGTGTACTACTACTACTTATTATTTGGTTACCAATAAATGTATTTGAGCCTGTTGTAGCAAAAGAAGATGTATTAATGGCACTACCACTTCCTGGAGAGCCCTGAGCTCCTATACTTCCTTGCGGACCTAAAGTATTTACTTGAACTATTGAAGTATTTGGATTCGTAACATTAACTGATGTATCGGTATTATTATCAGTAACTATTACTTTTTGATTAGCATTAGTTACTGTTATATTATTATCAGTATTATTAATATTTACAATATTACTTGCCATTATCTCGTTACCTCTTTACTAAGTTTTACTTGACCTTCTAATAAACGCGTAACGACTGTTCCTGATGTGATTTCTAAATCGTAATAAGCAGTATCAAATATAAAAGCTGAACTAGAAGCTGCAGATATATAAATTCCTATAGATCCCGATGATAATGGTGTACTTCCATTAGAACCGCTAAAATTTAAACCAGTACCATCTAGTGCTAATGAACTAGATAAAGTTATATATGTAGTAGGATTAGAATCTGCAAATCCTGCCCGTATTTGCATTTTTCCAGAATATCCCGATAAGTTTATCGGTGTATTTATAGAATCTTTATATTGAACTTCAAAATTTAAAGTCGATCCTTGCTCAATAATAAATGAATATTTACCAGCTGCCATTGAAGGTTCCTTTTAATAATAAATATTACTGTAAGGAAATATATAAATCTGTGTCTGTAAAATAAAATAATCCTACTTTCGACGGAGGATCAGCCGGCGGCGTCGATCCGTACGAGGCTAAACTAAATGATCCTGATATCTGCACTTCATTTCCCGCGGCATGTATAAGATTACTTCTATTACCATCATCTGTTCCATTACCTACAATAAAAGCAGATTGTACGGGTGATACAAAATTATATTGACCCGTTACGTGTTGTCTATCACCTAATGCTATTGTTCCATAACCTTCAGCATGTGAATATGAGCCTGATGCTATTGTTTCTTGTCCTTCAGCGTGTGAGTAGTCTCCTTTTGCTTGGGTATTATCTCCTTCAGCATGTGAGTAGTTTCCTATTGCTTTAGTAATACTTCCTTCAGCATGTGAGTGTTCTCCTGTTGCTGTATTCCCTTCTAATCCATGAATAAGAGAACCTGTTATTGTTTGATTTCCTATAAAAGCATTACTTCCGGTAGTAGCTAATGATGCAGATTTAGCAGTAAATATCGGATCGGATTCAGGCCCACCCGAATTACTTCCCGTATCTATTACTAAACTGAATTGGCTATTATTACCTTTTGTAAATGTAATTGTATTTAAATCAACGGAAGCCGTAATTAAAAATGACCCGGTATTTAATGAAGTTACACCTTCAACATAAGATGCTGTTAGAGCATATGATGCTGATAAAGCAAGATTAGTGGATGTGAATATAGAACCAGTTACATAGGAAGCTGTGCCAATTAAGTTTCCGGTAAATGAGCCTGTAAATGAACCTGTATTGCTTAAGAATTGATCTACTCTATTTGCTGTTACAATAAGTGAAGGAATAGCTGGTACTACTCCAAATGCTGGTTCTGCATGTAAACGAACGTTTGCATCCGGTGAATACCACATTAATTGGTAATAATCATTTGCTGATGAATTTACAAAGAAATTCCATGCTGCAACATAATGAGCTCCATTACCTACAAGTTGTACTGATGTTGCGGTATCATCAACATTAACTCCATTTTTTCTTAACCAAATCCATATTTCATCTGTACCTGAATCTGTTTTATCTACTTGAGCAGAAAATTG